ATTGGATGCTAAACGTTTTGTAGCTCCTCTAACAGCATCTTGTAATTCATGGTTTTCTGCTCCATTACGTTTTTTTATCCAAACCCAATCAGGTTGATATTGTAGACCTGTAATATTTTGAGAACTACCTGTACCTGTATAAAGCAAAGTATCAAAATGCTCGTTAGGTAGCAGTATTGTTGGGTCGGGTAAGTTTGCTGAACTTAGTGCTTTATATCCTGTTGGTGGTGTATGTGCAAAAGGTCTTTGTCCAAAATTAACAAAGCCTGTCATGTCATTATTGCTAGTTGTGTAATTACCAATAAAAGGAGAATATTCACCTGCGGTTATACTTGAAAAAGCTGCTCCCCCTCCTAAAAGAGAGCCGTTTCTATAAAAATAAATATCTTTATTATCTAAATCAAATGCTATTCCAATAACATCATTAAAAGATGTGCTACCTACACTAAAAGTTGAACCAGAGCTACCATCATATTTTGTAGGAAAAAGCAAAAAACCATATCCGTCATATGGTAAACCACCTGAGAGAGAACCTGTGTTTCTTTGTATTCCAAATAGTGTATAAGAAGGTGCATTTGTTCCAGCAGTTACAACAGCTTCAAAATACCATTTGCCTGATGAAACAAAAAAAGTACCTCTTGCACCTTTCGATGCGTTTAAAGCCCAATTTAAATTTCCGTTCGTTAATGTACCCGAAATAGGTTCTAAAGAGTTTAAAGTACAAAAATTATTTGTAGGTGTATCTGTTAAAGAATGATTACCTGCACCAGCACTTACAGAAAAATTTACTGGTGTAACATTATTCCCTAAACCAGAAGAATCTTTGCCAAGTGTTGTTGCAGTTGTTCCAGAATTATCATCAAATTTTAAATAAAAACTATTGCCAGAATATCCATTAGTATATTCTTTTGGGATCCATTGACCAGTAGTAGCGTCTGTTTCTGCAAAATATGTAGGATCATAAGCCTGACCATCTATAAAATTAACATCAGCTAAATAAAAATCACCTGTGCCATAATGACCATCATGACCTAAATAATGAGTTGAAGTTGAATTTATATAACTAACTTCATTTTGTGCCATTAATAAAGAGCCACTACTAATAGTTATTCTTCTACCATTTACATAAGTAATAACTCTATCAGCTTGTGTTGAGTTTTCTGTATCTTGAATAAATACTACATGATACCAAGCACTAGGATCTCTAAAAAATTCAACAGGGTCAATAATTGCTTTATAACTTCCTATTCTTAATTGATAATGAAACCCTCCATTTTCTTTAATAACAAAACCATTTCTGGTATTGCCAGTTAAGTACCACGATAAAATTGGGAGAAAATCACCACTTGTACTTATTTTTCCTCTTTTAAACCAAAAACTTAATGTCCATTTTTTTCTATTACCATCACTACTTCGACTTATCGAAAAATAATTACCAGTATCTCTGCTTATCCTTACACTACGATCTACTGTGTAGCCAGTATCAGTAGCCCCCGAAGCTCCAATTCTTATAGCATCATAAAAACCCATTACTTAACATCCAATGAAACTGCACAATGAATAACATTGCTGCTTTTTATGATGTAATCAATTCGATCTGTCAGCCCTGCTCCTGTTGTTAGTGTTGGTGCTGTGCCGCCAACAAATTTAAAAGCACTATTGAATGATGCTGTCCTAGACCCAGTACCATCTTGTGTAATAAATATTGAACCAGCTTGACCTACTGCTTGATTTGAAGGTGCTGCAAAGGTTCTGTTACCTCCTAGTGTTACTGAATGATGACAGGCTGTAGCCATGTCTATTGTTATTGTTGACCCATCGGATAGGGCTGTAATATTAGCTGCTGCCCCTCCTGTAAGGCTTACGCCCCCCGAAGAAGTTTCAAATTTTTTTACATTATCTTCGTAGAGTTCAACTGAACCATCTGGGGTTGCAATAAGTATAGACTCTCCATTGTCTTTACCTAGTTTTATTGATGCCCCATTAGTTTGTAAGATTAAATCGCCAGTTCCTTTTTCATATACATAAGAATGGTTTGTATCGTGATAAATTTCTAAATCCGCACCAGTACCAAATATGGCTTTGGCATTATCAGCAAACTCCAAAGCATTATCTGATCTGTCAAAAACAACATCCCTTCCAGCAGTAGCACCATCAAAAGTTACATCTTCTTGAAATATATTCGTTGAAGTAAAAGTATTAGCTGCTGACAATCCAGCATGACCAAAATTTGTAGCCGATACATCACCTAAAGTAACAAAAGCATTATTAGCAGAATTTCTAATTTTTAAGGTATTACCATCAATATGAGGAACATAGGCCGCAACACCGATTGAGGGATCGCCAGAACCTTGATTTAATGTACTTAAAGCTGCGACTATTTGGTTAAGCTTCGTTCTCACAACGAGCCCTGTTCCATTGTCACAAGTGAAACCTGAACCGCCCGTATTATCGACTCTTGACATTTAATTTTCAGTAATTTCTTATATTGTATCTGAATTATCCACCTTTACCAAAACCTATTGCAGTAAAGTTAAAGTTTCGATCTACAGAACTGCCAGAACTATTTTTAAAATGTACAGTAAATCCAGTTGAACTAATACTAGATAATTCAAAGAAATCACCAGAAGCCATATTAAAAGCAGTAATTCCTATCGCTGGTGGATTTGAATTTGCCCCTAATAAAGCACTTGTGCCAGTAAAAAATGGACTGTTAAATGTTATCGCTTTCGCCCCAGCTCCAGATGCAATAGTGGTTGTACTTTGTTCTGTTCTTCTTTGAAACTCTGCGAAATATCCAAGCTGACTAACTCTTATATCTTGGTTTGTATCTTGCGTTGTTAATACACATTTAAATTTAAATGTTCTGCCTTTGAATGTACCATTAGCAAACTTTTGAAAACCAGAATAATTTGTACCATCTTGGGAACTTTGAACAAAAACTTCAGCATTAGTATCTACAGAGCCAGTTCCATCAAAGTCTTGTCTAGCATCTAAATCTGTTATTGAATCAAATAAATCTGCTGAATAGACAGATGCAGTTTGTATAAGTTTTCTTAGATCGAGACTAAATACAGCACCTAGATCTAAAGCCTCATTAAATAAATATGTACCAGTTGTTGAAACTCCACCAATGTCATCAATAGAACTTTCTGAATCAATATCTGTACTACTATCAAAGTTACCTGTCCCAGCTAAACTAATTGCATTAATCCCAGCGTCAAAGCCAACATTAGTTTTTGACCCTTGAAATGCTGGACTGTCTTGATCTTCTCTCCTTGACTGTATTAATAATTTAGGTTGTGCTTCTGGTAAATCTATAACAATAGAAGTCTCTCCTGTACTAAAGCGGTTTCCATCGTCTTGTGCCTTAAGAATATATTCACCTTCTAAAAGCGGAACAACTTTTTCTGTAGATGCTCCACTCAAAGCAAGAACAAGGTCTGTTGCATCTGAAAAATTACCAGATCCATCTGTTTTAGGAGAATGTCGTATATGAATACGTCCTCCAGCACGAACATCTGAATCTGTAACAGCATCCCATCTAAGTCTTATTTCCTTATCAGATATAGGTTCATAAGTTAAATTTGTAATATCAGATGGTGGTGCAGTCTTACCAACCGCAGTAAATGTTAATGTTGCTGGATTTCTGGATGGTTCTCCTAAACCATTAAAACTAAATAATCTAAATTCATACAATCCAGCTTCATTATTTAATATTTCTGCATAACTTGAAACTGTCTCTATCTTTGTAAAACTTCCATTATTCACTCTGTAATGAAGTTCATATCTTGCGGCTCCTGACTGTGTTTGCCAATCAAGTAATATTTTTGATACAGCTTTATTATTAATTAGTACAATTTGTTCTATTGCCTGTAATCCTTCTGGTGGATCTAAAACTTGAGTTAAAGCACTAATATTTCTTGTCGGCAATGCAGTCCCATCTTCTACAAAAGCATACTTGCCTTCATTATGTTCTAAAGCTGTGATTGAAAAAGTTAAATCATCATTTTCACTTACTGAAATAACTTTCCATGAAGATGTTTCTAATGTTGAATTTTCTAAGACATAAGGTGCATTTACATTTGGTGCTGTAGAAAACGCAGATGAGACAGTTATTGTTTTGTTACTTACATTGCTTATAGTCTTAGTTTCGAGTGATCCATCTGGTAAAACTACAGATAAAGTTGGGTTTAGAGTAAGACTTGGAATATCTGTTGAATCTTCATCATCTAATACAACAACAGTTGTGCTAGTTACAGAGGACAATAAACCACCTCTTCTAACTCCAGTTTTTAAAGAATCAGAAATTTCAATAATATCGCCACATCTGACCAAAACACCAGCAGCCGAAGTTGTAGCAAAAGAACAGGTTTCTCCAGAATTTTGTTCATTAAATAAAAACCATCTTCCGAGTCTTGCAGCTTGAGCTCTAGATGTGCAAGCAAATGCTTTAATAGTTTTAGTCCGTACACCATATTTAGTTTGTGTTGATGCGTCAGCTTCGACTGTTTCAATATCAAGTTCTTGAGTAGTCATGTCAAAATATTGAACATGAATTACTGTATGCCTTGTTTTTAGACTTGAACCGTTATAAACAAAACCATCTTCCGTAATGTTTGAATTATTAAAAATATATTTTGTGGCCTGACCTTCAGCATCTTGCTTGATTGCTATAGTGCCAGCCGCATAAAAAGCAATGGCTCTCATAGCCCCACATAAGGCATTTATCACATTAAATGCTTCGTCTTGTTGTGTGATTGAAATATTTACAGAGAAGCGTGGCTCTGTTGACCCTGTTCCAGAACCATCATCAATCAACGCTCCACAATATTCACTAACAGTTTTAAAAGTAAATTTATCAAGAGAAGTTTCTTCAATATCACATCCATAACGATCATTTATTAGCAAATCATATAAAATCCAAGCTGGATCTGAACACCATTTTTTACTTGCTTGAAAAGTACCATCCCATGTTCCAGAGTAAGTAAGATTGCCATGAGTAGCATTTACTGAGGCATTACTTGGTATCTTTACCTTTATTCCCCTTATGCGATACCGCCTATTTGGTATTCTTGGAAATTTCTCAGCACTAAAACGCAAACCAACATGAGCCGTATTTGGATAAGCATTTTGGGTCATAATTATATTTGTTGCACTTGAAAACCTAAAAGCATTTACAATCTTTGTATCTGTGCTATCTGCTGTTACTCTCTCAACTCTTATCTGTACAGGAAAACTAGAACCTGATTTTAAATTTATTAGATAATCTCTGTTATAAGCATTTGTTGATCGTCCTTTTACTGTGTCATCAACTGCTGTTGTAGTTGTTCCATCATTCTCAATTGTTTTTATTCTTAACTGAACCTCTGTACCATCAACACCTCCTTGATCATTAAATTTTTGCATTGATGGAAATTGAAGTGTTACCCTTACTGCGTTTATATTTGATTGACTAACAGTATGTGTTACTGGATTTGTTGTTGTTACAAGTGTTCCGATTCCAATTTCTGTTTCAATATTTTTTATACCAGAAATAAAAGTTTGATTTGCTGTGCCTTCCCTAAACTCAAAACCAACATCTTTGAAATTAAAATCACTATCATTTGGTGCTGTAACACTTGCAGCCGACTGCAAAATTGGTGTCTTATTTAGAAAAATATCTTTTTTAAAACTATTAATATATGCTGTTGAAGTTTTATCTGTGATGCCATTTTTTGATGCTGTTGCACTTCCTTCTATTTCTCCCTCAGAAAGTAGTTCAACTATTGTATTAAATTGTTTTGAAGATAAGGCTCCACTAGGCAAATCAGGGTTTGAAAATGTTGTACTCTGATCAAATTCTTTTATAGACATTAGTTTGCACCCTCCACTTGAACAGTATCAATTCCATTTGATACCACTATAGAACCAACCAAAATTTCGCCATATGCCACATTAACTGGAATACCAGCTTGGCTAATATTTGTCAGTCCTGTAAATGAATAATTAGATGCTAAAGATGCTGGATCTAAAGGGTCTTGCCTTGATTGTTGATTTTGTGGTTCTTCTTGCGGTGAAAGTAAATTATTAATTCCTTGTTGAATCAAATTAACAGCAACATAAGTAATTACATATTTAAGAATTACATTGGCAATATATTTTTTTGCAACATACTTAAGACCTAATCCAATAATAAGTCCAAAAATATTACCATGAACAATCGGAATAATTTTTATATCTTGCTCAGTCTGCATATGAATTGAATCTTGTGTTATTTTTTTATCCCCAACTTGAACACAATACATTTGTTTTGCCATCTTCTCCTCTAAACCTTTGAAATTACAAAACAAAAAACTAAAAGCCTGATGAGGTGAATTTACATCAGCCATAAATTCAGACTGACCTGTATATTTTCTTAAAACACCATAAACTTTTATTTTTTTAAGCATTATCTTTAGGTGTAATTACAATCATTTTATCTAAGTCTGGACAAACTAAATAAAAAGGTATTTGAATTGCATCACAACTAGATATATCTGGTTCTGAAAATTTTAAAATATTATTTGGATGACTATGAACTATTCCAACAACTTCTCCTTTATCTTCTCCATCGGCATAGTCAAAAGGATTTATAACAAAAGTATTTGTTTCAAATTCATGAGCAACATTTTCACACTTAAAATATTCAAACC